GGCTAACTGGGATGATGAAAGTACAGCCTATATACGTTACGTTCATTAAGAGCGATGGGTCGAAACGTGAGATGCGTTGTAGTCTTCGAGAAGAAGATCTTGTTGTTTATGAGAAGAAAACAGATCTTGTTAAAGAAAAGAACGATGACGTTTGTGCTGTGTGGGATCTAGATAAATCAGCGTGGCGCTCGTTTCGTTATGATTCAATTAAGCAAATTCGTGTTGAAGTGGGTGATGAATGACAAATGTTTACAATCGTAAGGTAGGGTTCACATGCTCTACATTTGACCTACTACATGCTGGTCATATTCTTATGCTTGAAGAAGCAAAGAGCGTCTGCGAGTACCTTATTTGCGGACTACAAATTGATCCAAGCATTGATAGAACAGAAAAAAACAAACCTGTTCAAACAATTGTTGAACGATATGTTCAACTGAAAGCTGTTAAGTATGTTGACGAGATTATTGTTTATGAAACAGAACAGGATCTCGTTGACCTTATTCAAATGCTTCCTATTGATATACGAATCCTCGGTGAAGAATATATGGATAAAAACTTTACTGGCCGTGACTATTGTATTGAACGAGGTATTGAATTCTACTTTAATAAACGGACTCATCGGTTTAGTAGTTCAGGACTACGTAAACGCGTAACAGAAGCCGATGTATCCAAGCAATCCGAAGACAACTATCGCAACGTTTAATTATGAATACAGTAGCTGTAACCGGATCCCATGGCTTTATTGGATCCATTCTTCGTAAAATGCTAACAGAGCAAGGACTTGAGGTCCTTGCCTGTGATATCAACCTCGATGATTCGTTATGGACAAAGTACGCAAAATCGGTGTACCACGGTTCGTTTGATGATGATGCATATGTTGATCAGATCGTAAGATCAAACGTGTCTACAATCTTCCACCTAGCAGCAACAAGTACTGTTGGCCCGGACGCTGAAGATCCAATGACATACTATTGGAACAATACTGCTCGGACTATTACTTTTCTCAAAAAGCTAATTGATAGTAACTGGAAAGGACATATTATATTTGCTAGCACAGCCGCTGTGTATAGACTTAATGGTTTCTTAGAACCTAAGAAAGAGACATATTTTGTAGAGCCTGCAAGTAATTATGGTCGGAGTAAGTTACAATGCGAGAGAATACTCGATTACTGTTCTCTCTACGGTATAAATGTCACATCATTCCGTTTCTTTAATGTTGCAGGAGCGTACGATGAGTTTGGCGAAGAACATCAAGACACCCACCTTATTTCACGGATATGTGTTTCTGCGATTAATAATAGTCCCGTTACTGTTTATGGTAATGACTATCCCACTCCTGATGGTACTTGCATTAGGGACTATGTTCATGTACTGGACATCTGTCGTGCGCAGTGCTTTGCCGCACAAAACAAAGTGTATGGAACATACAACCTTGGATCAAAGCAAGGAACGTCCGTTCTCGAAATGATCGATATGTTTAATAAACAGACAGGGTGTAGCGTTACATACGAAACGGGTCAACGACGACCTGGTGATGTTCCATATCTGGTGGCAGAGCCAACCAAGTTTACACTGCATGGATTTACGTATAAGTATAACATAGAAGACATTATTAGTTCGTCATGGAAGCATTTTAAAAGGATACATTATGGGATTTGATGTTAATGAAGTTTCAAAGAACTCTAAAGGTGGAACAGAGCTGATGAGGGTTGGACTTGAGAGCCGTCTTGATCCTGCTCTTGTTGAAGACTTTCAAATTATACCTTCTCGAGTGAGAGAGCTAGACGAATCAAAAATCCGTGTCTTGTGGCTTCATGATCTGCCTGGTGACCCCGAATGCGATCATCTCAAGAATAATGGACATGAGAAGTTCCATCAACTTGTATGTGTATCTAACTGGCAAATGCAGCAGTTTTCAGCTTACTATAGAATCCCTTTTAGTAAGTTCCTTGTCATTGAAAACGCTATTGAACCTATCGCAGAAAGCGATATGGTTAAACCAGCAGACAAGTTTAAAATTATTTACCACACCACACCTCATCGTGGTCTAGAACTACTTGTTCCAGTGTTTACCAAGCTAGCTGAGAAGTATGACTTCATTGAGCTTGATGTGTATTCCAGCTTCAAGATCTATGGTTGGGAACAACGTGATACACAGTATGAACAGTTGTTTGAGGCTTGTCGTAATCATAAACAGATCAATTACCATGGTACGGTCTCAAATGACGAGGTCCGTAAGGCTGTTGCACAGGCTCATGTGTTCGCATACCCTTCAATCTGGGCCGAGACATCTTGTTTGAGTCTAATGGAAGCTATGAGTGCTAAATGTATCTGCTTGCATCCCAACTATGCAGCTCTGTTTGAGACTGCAGGTGGAACAACTATGATGTACCAGTGGCACGAGGATGCAAATGCACACGCTCAGATCCTCTACACATATCTTGAAAATATTATTGAGAATCGTAATGATCCAGCAATAGCAAACGTTACTGGAATACAAAGCAGTTATGCTAATTTACGTTATTCATGGCCACGGATCGTTTCTATGTGGACCGATCTACTTAACAGTCTCAAGAGAGCTTTCCCTGATGCAGAAAGCAGAAAGCTGTCGAGTGGCGAAGTATTTCATTATAGAGTAGGTTGACATTTGAACGCTTATAGGTTAATATACTATATCACTAACTCTTTAACCTACAATCATGATCCTTCTTGACCTATCACAAGTAATGATTTCGAACATTATGATGCAGGTTGGACAGCACACAGATGCTATTCAACCTGATCTTGTTCGTCATATGGTAATCAATACCATTCGTTCTCTTAAAGTAAAGTTTTCAGACTATGGTGAGCTTGTTATTGCTTGCGATGATAAGAAGTACTGGCGTCGTGATTACTTTGCTCCATATAAAGGCAATCGAAAAGCTGACCGAGAGAAGTCTAACATTGACTGGGCCGTGTTGTTCGACACTCTTAATCAAGTTAAAAACGAGCTGAAAGACAATTTTCCATACAGAGTTATACAAGTCGAGGGTGCCGAGGCAGATGATGTTATTGGCACTCTTGTAATGAAATTCGGTTCAGAACTAAATAATGAGGACAAGATCCTTATCTTGAGTGGTGATAAGGATTTTGTACAGCTGCAGCAGTGGGGTAATGTTACACAGTACGATCCTATTCGTAAGAAAGATATCACTTCTAACAATCCGGAAAAGTTTATTCATCATTTGATTCTTTCGGGTGACAGAGGGGACGGGATTCCGAATGTACTATCGCCCGACAACTGTATCATAGAAGGAATGCGACAGAAGCCTCTTCGCGAGACGAAGATTGAAGAGTTGTTGAATACTGAATGGGAAGATCTACCTAATGAAATTAGACGTAATTGGGACCGTAATCGAATGTTGATTGATCTTACTTTTATTCCTGAACGGATAAAAGACTCTATCCTTGCAGAGTATGAAGCGCAAGCCAACAAACCTCGTGATAAGATGTTTAACTATTTGATCGAGCATAAAATGAAACTCCTAATGGAGTCAATTGGTGATTTTTAATGCGACTAGCCATATCACAAATTCTTAAAGCCTGTTCCGAATATCCAGTCAATCAGAGAGCACAATACCTTGCTCAGCACGACACATTAGCGCTTCGTGTTGTGCTACAGTATGCTCTTGATCCACGTGTAAAGTTTATTCTTCCACATGGCGTGCCACCCTTCAAACCAACAGAGCATCTTGACCAAGAAGGTAATCTTTACAGAGACTTTCGTAAGTTGAGTAATTTCATTGAAGGTGGTGGGTATCCTGACATGCATCACATCAAACGTGAGACGTTGTTCATTCAATTCCTTGAAGGACTGTTTCCCGAAGATGCAAAACTGATTTGTAGTGTCAAAGACAAAAAGCTCCCATACAAAGGGATTACAGTTAAGATTGTCAATCAAGCCTTTCCAGGACTAATTAAAGAAAAGGAGTAAGAGTAAAAGTGTCCAAAAAGCAAAAGAAATCTGGCCCTTCGTTGTATGAAGGTGAAGAGAACACTCGACATCAGTTTAGAGTTAAAAAGAAGATGCAGAATCAAAAGATGTTAAAGAATTTGGATAGAGCTCTTAGAGCTAAAGATTATAATAAATTAGCAACCATTGACGACTTTTAAGGAGCAACAATGTTTAATTTTCTAAAGAATCTCTTCAAACCAAAAGATACAGATAAACCTCATCCTCTTGATGGTCCTGTACGTGCAGCAAACGAGAAAGCTGCTTTACCGAAGCCAGTTGAAGTACAGTTACCTACTGAAAATACAATTACGGTTACTGAGCCTGCAAAAGCAACAGTAACGGTGAGTATTCCAGAGGTCAAA